TTGGAAGAACTTGACCGGGTCATTAGATCGTGAAGTTGCACTTGACAACGCCAAGACTGATCTAGCCGAACTTGAAGCCGCAGCTGCTAAAGCGTTTGGCACAGGTGCTCAAGCAGACATTGATGCTTACGAAGAAAAACTGGCGACATACGCTGGAGTGCTCGCAGGTATCTCGGGCAACATGGACGGCATTTCGTCCAAGGAAATCTTGTTTAGATTCAAGACTCAGGGTTCAGCAGCTGCGCTTGAGTACGCAACGTATCTTGCTCGTGGTGCAGAGTACGGCGGTTTAAGCCCTGAGGATGCGTTAGCCCTTGCAGGGATCTCCACGTTGCCACGACTAAACTTTCGTGCAAACGGTGGTCCAGTCATGTCGGGCGGTTCGTACATTGTGGGTGAGCGCGGGCCTGAATTGTTCACGCCGTCGTCGTCTGGGAACATCACACCAAACGGCGCTTTCGGTGGCGGTGCCAATATCACTGTCAATGTCAACGGCGGCGACCCGAACAGCATTGTCAGAGCACTACAGCAATATGTGCGTCAGTCAGGCCCAGTGCCAGTAAACACTAGGGCCATGTAATGCCGAAAATTAACTGGCAAATTGTTTACGACGGTGCAACCGATATCACCGACAAAGTTTTAAGCATGAACATAACGCAGGGACGAGAAAAATACCTTGACACATATAGCGGCGGTTCTTGCACTTTTACAATTAACAATTCAGCAAATTATGCCAGCATTATTACTTACGGAACAGTAATTAACGTCAGAAGTCTTTTAAACGATTCAAGTCAGTTTTTTTGTGACTTTTGGGTGCAAGAAATAACTTTTGATGATTACCCCGGTAACACTGGTTTGAACACGGCAACCATTACCGCCGTTGATTGGATTAGTCGCGCTGGTCGAATACTGGCTGACAATCTTTCGTTACCGCAACTGTCCACTGGTGACCAGTTACGACGATTTGAAATTTCAGCAGGCGGCCCGTTACCTTCCGACATGGGAGTAAATAGCGGCTTATCAGGTACTGGCAGTCTTGCGTCAGCAACTACCTACACAGGTTCAGTTAATAACTATATGAACCTTTTGGTTACAACCGAACGTGGTTATGTTGTGCTTAGAGGCTCGACGTTAACATTTGTTGAAAGACCCTATGTTTCGTCTTTGGTGCCGATTGCAACCACTTTAGGTCGGACTACTTCTGCAAGTCAGATTGCATATCAAACTTTTGAACGAATTCAAAACGGCACACAATTTATCAACACTGCGACGATTAGCCCAAATGGGCTTGCGTCGCAAACATCAGTAAATTTAGGGTCAGTAGTTGCTTACGGTTCAGCTGCTTACAGTTCGTCAACAGTGGACTACACCACTACACAAGCAGTTGGTAACGCTAATTGGATAGTCAACAATTTTAGTGACCTTACAACTTTGCGGTTTGCGTGTTCTTTAACTGATGTTGCTCAAAATGCCACTGCTTTAACAGCATGGTTGACGCAATGTTGGGGCAGTTTTAACCGCAGTATTAACTTGTCGTATCAAGTACCGGGTGGATCGTTGACGACTACAGCTGTGGTTATGGAAGGCGCACAAATTAACGTGACGCCAGAATTAACACAGTTTGCTATGACTTTTTCACCGTTGCAGTATTACCAATTTTTTACCCTTAATTCATCAACTTTAGGTATTTTAGATACCAGTCGACTCGGCTGGTAAAGGAGAAACATGGCAGTTAACCCAAACACAGACTTTTCGTCGGGTGCAGTCCTTACAGCTGCACAGCAGAACCGTTTTCCCCGTGGGGTTATGGGTGCTGTGTATCGCACCGCAGGCAATGTAACAGTGACAACAACTGCGGCCGATATAACTGGCATGACCACTACTTTTACCGCTGTGGCTAATCGAACATACAAAGCGACATGGACTGTTACAGGTTTGAAAGACACTTCTAACGGTTGGGCTGCCGCATATTTAGCCAACAGTTCAAACACAGTTTTTGGTGCTGTTTATCAAACTTGTTTTATTGTGGCTGGCGGTGGATATTTTAACTTGTCAGGTATCACGTATTTCACAAACTTGACTGCTGGTTCACAAACTCTGAAACTTCGTTGTCAAGTAGAAAACACTGGTGCAACAATTCTTGCGTCTGGTACTAATCCGTGTGTGTTAATGATTGAGGACTGTGGCCCGTCATGAAAATTAGCCTTAAAACAATTGCTGAACATGAATACGAATATGTAATGCGAGCAATCAGAAACGATCTGCTAGCACAGTCCGACTGGACACAAGTCGCAGACGCACCCGTAAACCGTCAAGCATGGGCGACATACCGCCAAGCCCTACGAGACTTCCCAGCCACATGGACAGCAGGCCCCGAAGCCGAGTTTCCTGATACACCATGAAAACGCTCGCCGTGATCGCCGCTCTCGCCGTCGTTCTCATGTTTGTCATCACTGGATGTTCTGACCGCACTCGACACACCTGCGAAACTAAACCAACAGCCACAAGGTGCGACCAATGAAGAAATACACCAACTCTGAAATCAAGGCCCGACTCATCATGATCGTCGGCATCACACTCTCACTGACGTTCGTTCTGAGCACGGCTTCTCTGATCTACGGACTTCTATTCGTCGTACAGCCGATTGACAAAGTTTCGCCCAATGACGAATCGGCATGGTCGCTACTTTCACCGATGATGCTGTTTTTAACGGGTGCCCTATCTGGCATTCTTGCTAGCAACGGCTTAAAGGACAAGGAAAAAGAAAATGACAGTTAGACCGTACACAGGTAGCACCGACGGCAACCATCCCACGCCTCGCCCCGGTACGAAACGATTCGTGGAGTTTTGCGAGTATTTGTTCGGTGTCAAGAACATCGGCATCTATGCGAACCGACCAATGCGTTCGGGACCGCAGCTGTCCGTCCACGCGACATGGCGAGCCACCGACCTCAAAGGCACCAAAGCCCAACGCAAGGCGCTAGTCGAATTCCTGTTTCAGCATCGCGACCTTTTAGGCATTGAAGAGATCCACGCTTACGACGGCACAGGATGCCCACTACCGAACCTCACCAAGTTTGGCGCTGGGTACCGATGCGACCGTGACGCTTGGAAGGCTTGGACCCCTACACGCAACGGAGGCACACCCGGTGCGGACTGGACTCATGTAGAGATCTCGCCGCTTATGGCCGACAACCCCAAATTAGTTGAGGACGCGTTCGCCCAAATATTTGCTCAATGACTTGACATTCGGTTTGGGAGTCGGTCAAATGACTGGCAACCAAGTGCGTCCCGTGATAGCGGGACCCCGACCGCAGGAGGAAAGCAATGCAACAATCCCTTTTTGACGTTCTCGCTGTTCCAGCCGAGATGCTCAAATACGAAGCCTTTAAAGAGGCAAACCCTTGGGTCATGCCGACCCTCACCAAAATGTGCTATCAGCTGATGCACCGCGGATACACGCATTACGGCATCGCAGCTCTTATTGAAGTCTTGCGCTACGAACACGCAATCACTAACGACCCCAGTAGCGAGTTCAAATTCAACAACAATTACCGCGCTTTTATGGCTCGAGAGATTATGCAGAAACCAATGCTGGAGGGATTCTTCAGCACCCGCAAATCAGTTGCGGACTTATCAGAGGACTATTAATGAACCTTAAACGACTAGCACTTTTAGCATTTGGCACCTATGGACTGTGCGCCTTGTGGGCGATCACTGGCGTCCAAGACACTACAGTGACCCTTCAGGCTCCGTCTGTGCCCTCCACGGTCACGCTCGGGATGTTGACACCCCAACAACTTGAGGACCGCGCAAAGGAACTCACAGCAACAACAACTTCTACGACGACCAGCACCACCTCCAGCACGACCAGCACCGTGCCGTTCACTCGACTTGCCGACTTTCACCCGGACACCAAGTGCCAAGAATGGTTCCAGACTGCGATCACGGTCGGTTGGCCCAACAACACTGAGACATTAGAGAAACTGGGTCGGTTGCTCTGGAAGGAAACAAGGTGCTTGAACATTACGCCGTTGTCTAGTGACCCTGAGTTAGTGAAATGGTTTAACGGCCATGACCACGGTGTCGCGCAGATCAACCAAATCCACACTAAGTACGTGGAGCAAGTGTTTAATATGCCATTTGCTGAAGCCATGTCCGACCCGACACTCAACCTCAGGTTTGCTTACCTGCTGTATTCCGACCTAGAAGAAACAGGTAGGTGCGGATGGAAACCATGGAAACTGTGCTAAGTCACTGGAGAGATCATGCAGCTTGTCGAGGTATGCCCATTGACTTGTTCATTCACAGGCTCGGCGAAAAACAGATTGTCAAAAGAATTAAGGAAGCAAAAGCGGTTTGTGCAGGTTGCCCGGTACGACCTGAATGTCTTAACGAGGCGTTGCAGTATTTAGCCGATCAAGAAGAATGTGCAGGTATTTGGGGCGGTTTAACATTGAACGAACGCAAAGAGTTGATCTTTGCGACACCGCTGGTCTATCGTGACGGCAAATACCGACAAATCAAGGAGCCCCGACCATGAACCAACAATTAGCGGACATGACCGCCGCGATTGCTAAAGCCGACATCGCGATGAAAGCAGCCGCATGGCAGTTAGACGCTCAAAAGACCGATATTGCGATGTTGCGTAAGGCGCTGTTTGAGTTGGCTTATGTCGCTGAGGAAAACGGCGTCTACTTGTCCAATCTGACTAAGTCAACGCAGGACGCAATCGTGGCTATGCGTCTGGGCGGTTTCAAATGAACTGCAACATTTGCGCTTGTGGCTTCAATTCTGCAGATATTCGGATGCGTACAGAGTTGCGCGGCATTTGTCTTAAATGCGCCGAAGAGTTTGGTTTTAAAGGAATGACCGTTGAAGAAACTGCTCGCTGTGTTGCCATGATTCGAGTCATTAACAATCTGAAAACCCAAACGCCTGCACAGGCCCGACACTTGAAGGACATGGAATCATGAGTTTTAACCCAGCCGACTACGCAGAAGTAGCAGAACGCCTGCCCGCATTTTGGAAGGACTGCGCACGCGGTCGCATCATCACCGAGATAATCGTGGACGATGGCACACGCATCGTCATGAAAGCGGAACTATATGCCGACATTGCTGACACAGTCCCGACTACTACCGGGTACGCCGAGGAGATCCGTGGGTCGTCAATGGTCAACAAAACATCGGCATTGGAGAACTGTGAGACCAGCGCAATCGGTCGGGCCCTAGCCAACTATCAGTATCAAGGCTCAAAGAAACGTGCGTCACTGGAGGAGATGGTCAAGGTGTACCGCCAAGGCGAACAGCCACAAACGACAACTAACGCAGCTCCTGAACGAACCCAGTCGCTTGGCTCGTCCAGCGAACCGCCGACAGTAAAACAGATGGCCATGCTTCGAGCCAAAAATTATGAAGGTCAAGCACCAACAACTAAGCGTGAAGCATCCGAAATCATAGACAGGCTGATGAACGGTGGCTGACCCATCCGAAGCAGAGTTCCAAAAGGCTGTCATCACTTTGGCTAAGTTGCACCGCTGGAAAGTTATGCACACCCAGCCCGCACAAATTCGCCCGGGTAGGTGGATCACACCCAACACAGGCGATCAAGGATTTCCCGATTTAGTGATGGTCCACCCCAGTCGCGGGTGTATTTATGTCGAATTAAAAGCCACCAAAGGCGTAGTCAGCAACACCCAGTGGGAATGGATCAACGCATTAGAGGACGCAGGGCAAGAGGTCCACGTTTGGCGACCCAAAGACTTAGAGAAGATCAGCGCAAGGTTATCCACAGCCCCGAGCAATATGCCACGCGTCTAGTATCGTTTCACAACTGACACCATCAGAGCGCACAGAGGCGTTCACTAGCCCTTGCAGGAACCTGACCCCTGCTCTGGGAACACTCGGCAACGAGGGTAGACGCTCACGCATTGTGAGCGATCAGCGTTCAAACGTACATTGCGAATGGTTGTCCACCGAACAAAACTAGACAGGCTCCCATGGGCTACTTGCCCTAAATAGTGGGGGACACAAACCACCAAACTCTCGCGTGTAATTTGAGGACAACCGAGCGAGTGCCCTTCTCGCTTGGGCGTCAGCATCTCTTGACCTTGACCTATGCTCTTGACATGACAGCCAACCCTGTATACAACACCAAACAATGGAAACAACTCAGGGCCCAAGTCCTACAAGAAGAACCCATCTGCCACTGGTGCCACAAGAAACCCAGTTGTCAAGCAGATCACGTTGTCGAGTTAGACCGAGGAGGCGACCCTTACGACAGAACCAACATCGTCGGCTCATGCGCCAGTTGCAACGCTCGGCGCGGTGCCATCCATGTCAACAAGAAAACAGCGCAACGCGTACAAAATCGCTCAAAACTTTCTTTTTTGAACGAACAGACCAC